TGATAATGATATTGCACAGCCAGTAACTAATAAACCAAGACAAGGAACCGTGCTACATGTCGGAAGAACAGACTAAAAAGAATAAGTTCGCTAAGCCAAAGAGGAAGAGAATAATAAAGAGGAAGCCCGGCACGATTTCCTTGAATTACTTTGGTCAAGACACACAAGATTCAATAGTAAAATATCAAAAAGAAGATAATCAAGAAGATAAAAAGAAAATCTATGTTAAGGAAGTCCTCCCAGCATTTGATTCTCTCACAGAAAACCTTATCAATGTGTATGGTTTCAAAATCACACACGAATCAAAGAAGGATCTTAAGTCAGAATGTTTAGAATTCTTATACAGGACTGTACCAAAGTTTGATGAAGAAAAAGGTTCAAAGGCCTTTTCCTACTTCAACGTTGTTGCAAAGAACTGGTTAACAATAAGATCAAAACAGAATGTAAAAAGGATAAAAACTTATATCAGTGCTGATGATAGAGAAAGCTTCACTGAAGCCGATCTAGATCTTTTTGAATCCCACAACATTGTTCCATCATATGAAGAACTAATTGCTATTAATGAACAAGGAAAACTGTTAAAAGATACTCTTGACAAGATGCGTGAGAAGGTTAAGACAGACAATGAAAAACTTTGTCTTAATGCCATTGAGCAGATTGTTGAGAACCTAGATGACATTGACATTCTAAACAAAAGAGCAATCCTGTTATATATAAGGGAAATTACAGGACTTTCGAGTAAACAACTCTCAGTCGTTTTGTCGTCCCTTAAAAAAAGATACAAAGAAATGAAGAAACTAGGGGAAAATGATTAGTTTTAAAGAAAGTCTCATACATAACCTCCCCTGGGTACAATACTTATTAATATGGAATTCATATTCAATGGTCACTCTAAAGAAAGTGGCATATACAAAATAACAAATAAAGTAAATGGTAATGTATACATTGGTTCTGCCAAAGAATTTAAAGAACGTGTTAGGAATCATTTAAATTCTCTTAAAAAGAATAAACATCATAACAAACATCTTCAAGCATCGTGGAACAAACATGGTCCCGATGCTTTTATGTTTGAAGTTGTGGAAGTTACGGTTGGAACAATGCGGCAGCGACGGTTGTTAGAAGAACGATATATTAAAAAGCAAATGAAACTTGGTAATTGTTTTAACACTAAAGTAAAAACAATTAAAAGACAAGGCCCATGGTCTTCTACTCCAGAAGAATCCAAAAGAAAACTTAGTGAATCACTAAAAATGTCTTGGACAGAAGAAAGGAAACGAGAATATTCTGAATTTCGTTGGCCTGAAGAAGAACGAAATAAGCAATCGCTCCGTTCTAAAGAATTATGGCAAGACCCTGAATATCAAGAGCACATGAGAGAAATTCGTACTGGTCAAACTCGTTCTGATGAAACAAAACAAAAACTTCGTGACCAAAAACTTGGGGAGTTAAATCCAATGTTTGGGAAAGATTTTTCTGCAGAACATCGAGAGAATATGGGTTTATCAAGAAGAGGTAAAAAACTTGGACCAACATCGGATGAAACCAAGAAAAGAATAAGTGATTCAAGAAAAGGTAAGGGTTGCATTCCTTGTAGTGAAGAAAAGAGATTAAAGTTATCGCTGGCTAACAAAGGAAAGAAACCGTCACAACTTGCTATACAAAGAACCATAGAAACGAAAACCAAGGAATATGATGTGTGGTTGTTATCTCCAGAAGGAAATGAAATATTTCTTAATAAGATCACCAAAGACTTTTTAACAACATACGGTTTGAGTAATGTCGGTCTAAACAAGTTGTTGAATAAAAGAATAAAAAATCACCGTGGTTGGGTTATCTTAAAAAAAGATACAAAGAAATGAAGAAACTAGGGGAAAATGATTAGTTTGAAAAAAGTTTAAGACAATGACGTATCCTTTTATGCTTGCAATTCCATGATAAATCGTGTATAATTAACGACATCATGATGGACGAACAAACAAAATTAATGCTGCGCAACAAAATCAATATCCTATTGGAAGAGATCCTCGACAACAAAGAGGAATCTCCTTTCCAAATTTATTGTGACATGGATGGTGTGCTTGTAGATTTTGAGGGAGGCATTGTCAATACAGGAAATCTCTTGTATGACAAGATTTCAAACAACATAGAAGCCTATCGTAATGCTGACAAGAATGATCCAGCACAAAAGAAAATGGCATTGGCCTACAAATATTTTAAAAAGGTACAGGAGCAATATGGACCTGACAAGGTGGGTTTTACCTTTAAGGATTTTGAGAGCCGTGAAACGGGCGCCAAGGCCTTTAATCAGATGATGTATTGGTATATCGCAAGCAACAAGAAGTGGTGGGTTGATTTGGACTGGGCTCCAGGTGGAAAAGAGTTATGGGCAGCTATCAACCCAATGAATCCAATCATCTTAACTTCGCCAGTAGGAACATTGTCAGCAGAAGGTAAGAGGGTTTGGTGTCAGAATCATCTTGGTTTGTCGGGTAATAAGGTTATTGTGGTAGACAACAAGAACATAGATACTGGAGACAAGATTGGTATCCTTATTGATGATAGGGTAAAGTCTATCAAGGCTATTGAATCTGTCGGAGGTATTGGTATTCTACATGTTACTGGAGATGTTGGAACTACTCTAAAGACACTTGAAAAGATATTAAGAAATCAGTGAGAAGCGTACTTATAATACAGTAAAGGTATTATATGACAGATTCTTATGATGACGATGATAGCAGTGAAGAGTTTCTCCCAAAGACTCCAAAAGAACTAGAGAAGGAAGCTGAGAAGAATATAGAAGACTTCGCTGAGCTTCTTGGGACCTTATCTTCGTTGCATGATAGAAAAAAGAGTCTCTGGAAACAGATATACACCAATGCAGTTCTTGATAGACGCAATGCCTATATCATGTTTGGAGATCTTTATCAAAAGGTTCACCAAAGTCCAACCGAACATGCTGTTCATGGGCAAACACTTTCAAAGTATCTTGAGAGAATGAACAAGTCCAATGAGCAATTGATTAGACTTGCAGAAATCCTTGATGATGCTGTTGAAATGGATGAAGACGACATTACAGATCAAGATTCCTTCTTTGAAAAGATGGAAAGTGCCAACAAGAAAAAGTGATCATTAAACAATGCGTAGCAGCAGTGTACAAAGAGAAATAATTGGTGGCGATTCAACTACTAGCATTGGAGACGATCTCCATGCAGTTAAGACTCGTGGTGCAGCACCGCTTTTACAAAAGGCAGTTGTTATAGAAGTAATTGTTGATCCAATGTCTTTAACAGAAGACGAAAAAGATAACATTGCGGATCAAGTAAACAATCCAGAACTTGTTAGTGTAATTCCAGCCAACAGTGTTATAGCAATGATAACCAGTAATGCTGGTGGACAAGGTGCTGCTACCAACACAATATTGTTTCCATTCTTCTCTAGCCATGTACAGATGCCTGTAAAGGTTGGAGAAACTGTTTACGTCCTTTATGAGGATTACTCTGATACAGGAACAAAGATGGGCTTCTGGTTTACTAGAATCAGTTCTCAGGGCACTGTTGAAGATGTAAACTATACACATTATGATAGAATGTTTGATTCAACGATGAATCCAGACAACTATGATCTTGCTGACCGTTCTATTGCCAAACCAGATTATCCAGGTCCAGGCTTTCAAAATGGTGGTGGAACTACAGAGACAGTAACCTTACAAACAGATACTTCTGTTAGTAAGAAACAAGATCCATTTGATCAGATAAAGGCATCGTCAAAAAGTAATGTTTTAACTACAAATGAACCTGTTCCACGTTTTAAGAAAAGGCCTGGAGATTATGTTATTCAAGGTTCAAACAATACTCTTATCTCTCTTGGAGAAGATAGGATTGGTCCATTGGAAAGTCCTGATGACATCAAGGGTCAATCTGGTACTATTGATATAGTTGTTGGCAGAGGAAGAAAACTTGGAAATCCAACCGATGAAGATTTTTCCAAGACTACATCTGCTCGTGTTGTTAGAAACACAAAAGGTGAGATTGAAACAGATAAGGCTCCATACAGACAAGGTTGGACAAGAAAAGATAATCCAAAAGAGGGAGATCCCGATCTTGTCAATGATGCTGCAAGATTCTATGTTTCTATGCAAACCAATGCAGATAAAAACTTTGGTTTACAACTAAGTTCCAATAACTCTTTATCTCTACCAGAGCTTCCTGCTGCTAGTAAAACAAGTTCCTTCAATAAATCATTTGTTGTCGGTAAAGCTGATCATATAAGATTGATAGCCAGAAAAGATGATAATGAGAATGTTAAGGGAACGGTTCTCCTAATAAGAGAAGGAGAAGAAGATGCTGATCTTGGTTATTTCTTTATAGATGATAGTGGGCAAGTTCAGATAGAAGGTAGAAACATCTATATAGGCAAAGCAACAGATGAGAAGAATCCAGTTGTTTTGTATCAGAACTATGAGAAGACTATCCTTGCATTACAGGCACAAATTGATATTTTGACTAAAGGTTTCGCAGATCTTCTTGCTGGTAACTTTGGAAATCTTGGAGCACCAATTCCAGGTATACTCACTGCTAGTCCTGCTGTAGCAGCTGCCATTCCAGAACAAAAGGCTGTTGTTGAAGGGAATACTAAGCCAGAACAGCATTCAGATAAAATCTTTGTTGAGAATTCGATTAAATTTGGTGGTTGATATTTATGATCAATGTCAATCAATGGATTAATACCAAGACTTTTTAGAAGTGTAGGACCAACTGGAACTAACACTGCTGAAACAACTATTACTAAGCAAGGTCAGATAATAGAATTCAGGAGAGTCAAGGGTCTTGGTCAGATTGTAATAAAAGAACTTACTGATTACATCTCTTTTGATTTGTTAATCAATCCTTTTACTGTTACACGCCTTATATCTTCTCAGATAACTTCCAGTAATATAACTTCAAGCGTTGGAGAATTCACTTATCTTAGTGGAACAAATGTTTCTGGAAGTCAAGCCACCTTTACTCAATTAACAGGAAGTGCTACACTTACTACTTTCTTTACGTCAAGTTATGCTAAAGTAACTCAAATAACTGGATCACATCAAAAATTGATTGATGGTACGAATGCTTTTGTTGCTGGTCATGGCATATCAATACAAAATCATTTTGGTGGAGCTGTTGGAATATCATCTTCAATGATAATAACTCCAGTTAAGACTAGTACATACACAGCTGTTGTTGGAGATGTTATCTTGGCAGATATATCTGCTGGTGGTTTCACTATAAATTTGCCTGATGCTACAGTTGCGTCAAATAAAAATGGTGAGATTATAATCAAGATTCATGATACGGCAAGTGGTAATACTTTAACAATAGACGGAAATGGTTCACAAACTATAGATGGTTCTACCACCAAGACATTAACTACAGATTATGCTTCAATGTGGTTGAAGTGTGATGGCGCAAACTGGTGGAAATTAGTTTAGGAAGTTTGTTTAGGTCCTATTTAACCACATGGCGATATCTTTCAAAAATGTAGGCGTAAGAAAAGACGCAGCACAGAATGATGTACTTGATAAAAACAAGTCTCTGATGCCTATTGGTATTAAAACTCCAATGCAACTTAGTCAACGTGGACCAGAGTTGTTAGAAATGCATTTTGATCTTGGAGATCAAATTAGTGATAATCTAAAGAATCTTATTCTTACAAACCATGGTGATAGAGTAATCCAATATAACTTTGGCGCAAACCTTAGACCTTTACTGTCTGAATATATCAATAAAGACAATTTTGACAATGAAGCTATGTTGAACATCAATACAGCTGTTTCAAAATATATGTCGTTCGTTAGTTTATCAGACTTTGAATCAAGTGTTTTTCAGGCTGTTGACGGAATAACCAAAATTAGAATTAAAATCACATACACAATACCATTACTTAATCTACAGAATCAACTAATGGAACTTGATCTAACCCTCATTTAATAGGATAACATTATGGCTACCGGCTCCAAAAAAGAATTACTTAAAAAGATCAAGCAAAGAAAGTACCTAAATAAGGACTTTGATGGATTCAAACAAGATCTTTTGGAATATGCAAAGACATATTTTCCAGACAACATCAAAGACTTTTCTGAAACAAGTTTTGGTGGATTGTTCTTAGAGTTGGCAGCTTATGTTGGTGACGTTCAATCCTTCTATCTTGATCATCAGTTTCATGAAATGAATCCTGCAACTGCTACAGAATCAGCAAACATAGAGACTCATCTTACAAACGCAGGTGTCCCAGTTGTTGGAGCATCTCCTGCTGTTGTAGATCAAACATTTCTTATAGAAATAAAGGCAAGCAATCCTACAGGAGAACAATATGTTCCAAACTCTGCTGCATTACCAATTATTTCTGCTGGATGCACTGTAAAGGCTGATAATGGGACACAGTTTGAGTTGGTAGAAGATATCGATTTTACAGAACTGAATGCAAATGGAGATTACACTGCTGAAGTAACTGTTGGCAATAGAGATGTTAATAACAATCCAACTACTTTCATTATGTCTAAAAATGGACAGTGTATTTCTGGGTTTACTGGAACTGATACTTTTTCTGTCGGTTCTTTTTCTGCCTTTAAGAAGATTACTCTTTCAAAAGAGAATGTTACAGAGATAACTCGTGTTTATGATAATCAAGGTAATGATTATTACGAGGTAGAATACCTTACACAAGATACCGTGTTTGAAAGATTGAAAAACTTAGAGAGTGATAATGGCATTGTTAAAGATGCAATGACTATTAAGCCAGCTCCATTTAGATTCATTTCAAACATGTCTTTGAATACACGGCTAACAACTCTAACTTTTGGTGGTGGAAGTGCAGAGTCACTAGATGATGATATCATTCCAGATCCAAGTGAGTTTGCTATTCCATTATATGGCAAAAGAAACTTCTCAAGATTTACCCTAAACCCAAATAATCTTTTGCAAACAACCACTCTTGGAGTAATAGCTCCAAACAGTATCATAACAGTTGAATACAGATATGGTGGTGGTTTATCTCATAATGCTGGACCAAGATCCATAAGAGGCATATCTTCTGCTACTTTAACATTCCCAAACAGTCCAAGTGCAGCCGAGTCTCAGTTTGTAAGATCAAGTCTTGATTCAGTAAACATAGAGAAAGCTGCTGGTGGTGAAGATGCACCTACAATTACTGAACTAAAAGGAAGAATCCCGGCAATTAAAGCTTCACAATCAAGAATTGTTACAAAGGAAGACTTACTAGCTAGAATCTATACGATGCCATCTAATTTTGGTAGAGTGTTCCGAGCTGCAGTTCATAAGAGTTCTACAAATCCTTTGGCAACAGAATTGTTTATTGTATCAAGAGACTCTGATGGAAAGCTTACAACCTCTCCAGATAAACTAAAAGAGAACCTGTCAACCTTCATCAATGAATACAGATTGACAAATGATGCAGTTGACATCCTTGATGCCAGAATAATAAATCTTGTTATTGATTTTTCTATAACAGCGGAAGCTGGTGTAAACAAACAACTTGTAAAACAGTTGATCATAGAAAAGATTAAACAATATTTCAGCACCAGAAACTTTGAGATAGATCAACCTCTAATGTTGAATGATATAGAGAACGTAATTTATAACAACATTGGTGTCATGTCAGTTAGCAGAATTGAAGTCAAAAACATTTCTGGTGAATATAAACCAACCTCAACTTCAACTCCCAGATCTTATTCTGGTGATAGTTATGAGTTGGTATCTAAGTCTAAAATCATTTATCCACCAAAGGGCGGCATATTTGAGATAAAATACAGTGAGTTTGATATACGTGGAATAGTCCAGTAAAAAACTGATGGTTCATATTTAATCAAAGGAAATCCATATGTATCGCTTACTCAGTGCATCAAAAGACACTTACATCACCAACAGGGTAATAGCCAACTCTCGTTCCATTGATTCAAACACTGGACAAGCAGGTACTCTTGATCTTTTCAAATTATACGGTGAAACCACACTAACTTCTGAAACTGGGAGTCTTGTTACAGAACTATCCAGAATCTTAATCAAGTTTGATTATGGTCAGATATCTCTGTCAGATATTGCTAACCCAACCTTTACCGCTTCACTTGTTCTTAAAGATGTATACGGCGGGCAGACAACTCCATCCAACTTCACAATTGCTCTCTATCCGCTCTCTAGAGCCTTTGATGAGGGAAGAGGTAGTGATGTAGTCTCCTATAGAGATCTTGACACAGCGAATTTCCTAAAAGCTTCTACGACCGTTTCTTGGGTTGTTACCGGAGCTAACTCTTTTGGCAATCTTGGTGACACTGTTGATACCATAGTTTCTGGAGACATTGGATTTGGTTTGCAATCATTGGGTGTGTTCAAAACATTTGATCGTGGTGATGAAGATGGCGTGTTTGACATAACAACCTTAGTATCAGCATCAGTTGCAGGAATGATTACAAATCATGGGTTTAGACTATCTTTTATTCAATCAGAAGAAACAGACGATAAAACCAGGTTTGTTAAGCGTTTTGGTAGTAGACATACTTTCAACAAGGCGTTACAACCAAAACTAAACATAGAGGTTGTAGATAGAATACGTGATACTGGTGGTGATCCACAGTTTGGCGTTAGTCAAAGTTTCTTCTTGTATAACCAGGTTCGTGGAAACTGGGTAAATCTTAACTCTGGTTCAAATCAGATAGTTGGTAATGATTGTTTGATGCTTAAATTGGAATCTAGTAAAAGTATCAGTTATACCACTTCAAGTTATCAAGCAAACTTTAGTGCAAGCATTAATCATTTAACAACAAGTGTTGTGTATTTCTCACAATCATTCACTGGTTCACAATACAATAACATGACAGGAATATATGACGCTAATTTCATGTTAGATTTTGTAGATACTGCTGGTCTTAGTTCATTTGTTGGCTCAAATAATGAAATTTCAATGAAAGCATCTTGGATTAGTTTAGACAGAACAGTAACTTACTCAACAAACTACTTTCTGTTTAAGAGACTTCTTGGAAGTTACGAGAATTCAAATGAAAAGAATTATGTTGTTAATGCTGTCAATCTTAAAGAATCATATACACATGCGGATAAAACAAGAGTTAGAGTAGTTGCTCAGAATCTTGACAACATGCAAATTGCTACTAGATATCCATCTAGAATGACTTCTACTATTATACCTGATATGAGATGGAGATTAACAAAGGCATATTCAAATGATGTAGTCATTCCATTCTCTACATCTACAATAATGTCTACCGATACTCAAGGCATGTATTTCGATCTATTCATGCAAGACTTGGATGTAAATGAAGTCTATGAGTTAGAGTTTCTTATCAAGAATGATCTTGGTAAAGATATTGTTGTCCAGAATAAAGGATTTACATTTAAGGTTGTTCCATAATGGATGACAGCGCAAAGAGACTAAGAACAGTAAAGCCACCATTATTTTCTCCATCGGTTAACCGATATTACAAAGATGGTTCGGCCAATGATTCTTATGTTTCAAAAACTGATTCAGAACTTCAAAGTTCTACTGCTCTTGGTATTACTGGCTCCTTCAGATATAACATTCAAGAGGATGGACTTGTATCTACACAACAATTGAATATTGATTGGAGTGATTTCTCTAATCATACTTTTTTCAACAGTGCGCAGGTAAAGACTAATATAGCATTTGAAAAGATCATCAATGAATTTCCTTTCGATGGAACAAAAAAAGAGATAGAACTTTTCATGGATGGGATAACAGGTTTTGAGAAGTGGGTATATGATAGACTTCCAAAAAACAAAGGTTATCTTTTCTTTTCCGGTTCTGCCAATTCTTCTGACACTGGCACAGTTGTCCAAGTAAAAGACTCTGAGGGATCTTTATATCCAACAGTTTCAAGAGCTACTTCTGGTAAAACTATTTTGGACCCTGGAACAGATTCCATGACTGTTGAAATGCACTTGTATGTTGCAAGTCAATCTCTTGGTGATAGAAACCAATACGTGTTATCAAAGATTAGTGGAAGCAATGGATTTGGAATTGTCTCAGAAATAATTGGATCAACTTCTGCTTCCTCAAATGTTTCTATGTTGGTTTGTCAGAATGGACTTCAGGATAAAGTAACCATTCCGGTTGAATTTAACACATGGCATCACCTATCTTGGGTATGGGACAGAACCCCAGGAATAGAAACAATTTTTGGATACAAAGATGGCATGTTGACAACTTCAAGTTCAATGCCGATTGAGTTTGATTCTTTCACTACTAATGGAGCTACAGTATATGTTGGTTCTGGTAGTGCTGTTGGAACATTTACTCCAAACAACACATTCTCTGGCTCCATAGATGAATTGAGAATATGGCATTCTGTTAGAAGCACATCCGAACAAAAAGATAATAGAACAAAACCAGTTTATTCAAATGGTAAACTTAAACTTTATTTCAAGTTTAATGAACCAACAGGAAGTCAAACAAATCTTGTTTTAGATTATTCTGGCAATTCATTGCATGGCAAGTTAAACACAACTGGCGTCTCTCTTGGAGTACGAGAACTTTCTGGAAGTTTCACATCTGGTGATTCTCCAATGGTTAATGAACCATTAAGTTTAAGCCCAGTATTATTTCCAAATGTAACAGACACTTTGAATCTTAAGTTAGAGCTCTTGGTTAGTGCATCAAGATATGATAATGAAAATCCAAACATCATAACAAAACTTGTTCCACCACATTACTTTGATGAAGGTCAAAGCATGGAAGGATTTGAGAATCTTGAAGGAGATATCATCTATTCCAATACCAATGGTGACAATCCAAGAGAAAACAATCTTGGTTCAACACAAGTTTTACTTTCTCTTCTTTACACATGGGCAAAATTCTTTGATGAAATGAAACTTTACATTCAAGCCTTCTCTTCATTAAACAAACTCTCATATGATGAAACAGATACAATCCCAAATGATTTCTTAAGTGTGTTTGCTAGAACTGAAGGAATAGATTTGCCTCCACTTTTCGTTGGTAGCTCTATTGAACAATATATTGAAGGTCAAAATCTAGATAATACAACCTCTTATAACATATTCAGTCTACAATCAGTACAAAATCAGATTTGGAAAAGAATCCTTATCAACCTTCAAGACATAGTAAGATCTAAAGGAACAATCCATTCGGTCAAGGCATTCATTAGAGCTGTTGGTATTGATCCAGACAGTAATTTTAGAATAAGAGAATATGGCGGACCAACAAAAAACCCAATAGAGTTTAACAGAGAGACAAGAACAGAATCTTCTACAATGTTGAATTTCTCTTCAAGTATCAATATCTTGAATGGCTCTCAATTTACCAATGGAAGTCCGGGCCTTATAGTATCTGAACTTCTAACTGGTTCAAAAACAGAACCTGGTTGGCCATATGCTGGTCCAAATGCTGAAAGTAACGGTTTACTAACCTCTGGTTCATTCACATTTGAAGGCACCTACAGGTTCCCTACGGCGTTTGGTTATATCAATAGTCAATCACTAGCCAGACTACAATTGACGGGCTCAGAGGCCCTTGTGAGCGGTTCTATACTAATGAATCTTGTTGCCGATAAAGCCAGCAACAACATCACTCTATACTCACAAGTTAATCCAACTGCAAGTATCCAGGAATTGAAATTACAGTTGACTGGAGTTGATATCTTTGATGGTCAAAAGTGGTATGTTTCTTTTGGTAAGCAAAGAAATGATGATCCAGAATCTGATTCTGTTGTTTCTGCATCTTATTTCATAAGAGCTGCTAGAAATGATGGTGGACAAGTAGTAGAGCAATACACAACTTCTTCCTACGTGTTAGAATCATCAACCTCTGTGTTTAATAATAAGCTTGTTGGTATGGATGGCATAGTATTGAAGATTGGTAATGAAGTACCAAACCTATTGACCGGAAGTGCTCCAATATTTGTTACAAGTTCTGTTGGTACTTCTACATTCCTACAAGGTCGTGTTGGTCAGATCAGATTTTGGTCAAAATACCTGAATGATGTTGATTGGAAAGAACACGTTAGATACTATCGTTCTGTTGGTGTAAGAGATCCAAGTAAAAACTGGAACTTTGCAAGCACAAACGTTAGTGGATCATGGAACAGATTAAGACTTGATGTTTCTACAGATCAACCAGATACAACAACAGATTCTACAGGCAAGTTACATCTTACAGACTTTACGCAAAACAACCTTGGCATGTCTGGTAGTGGTTTCTTATCTTCTACAACTGTAGTTGTCCCAGAACAATATAGATTTAGTTTTATGTCACCAAAGATAGATCAAGGTGTAACGACTAACAAGGTAAGAATCAGAGGATTCCAGGATGCTAGTAAGGTTGAAGCTTCACCATGGGCAAATCAATCTCCAGTAACTGAAGTTAATCCATTTGAAGAATCATCAGACAGCACCAAACTCTCAATTGATTTCTCTATCATTGATTCATTAGATCAAGATATCATGACAATTTTCTCTAGTTTAGAGGAGTTAAACAATATCCTTGGTGATCCAAACCTACAGTTTGCTAGTGATTATAAGGGTTTAGAAACAATAAGAGACTTATACTTTAACAAGCTTAATGACAAGATCAATATAAAGGGATTCTTCGAGTTCTATAAGTGGTTTGATACTAACATTGGAACATTTGTTGAGAGACTATTACCAAGAAAGACAGACTTTCTTGGAACCAACTTTGTTATAGAGAGCCATCTACTTGAAAGGGCGAAAGTACAATATCACTCTGAAGATATCTATCTTGGAGAAGACATCAGAAGTGGCTTAAAAGATAAGATTTTGTTACAACTTATTACTGGCAAAATAGGACTTTACTAATTTTAGAATATACAACCTGCCCTCAAATTATTATTGTTGGTAAAAGGAAATAAACAATGGAAACAAATTATCTGGGCAACTTTATGAAAAGTGGTGTATATAAAATATACAACAAAGAAAATGGCCGCATTTATATTGGGTCTGCAAAAAGATTCAAAGAACGATATATGGGACATTTTTCTTCTCTTAAAAGAAATAAACACCATAATATATTCCTTCAAGGAGATTTTAATAAATTTGGAGAACAATGTTTCTTGTTTGAAGTTTTAGAAGTAGTACCTGGAGATAAATCTAATCGACAAATTAAAGAACAAGAGTATATCAACAAATATTATGATAATCAATTGCTTTGTTACAATTTAGACAAAAAAGCTAAACTTAGTGCGGCAGATATAAAACAAAAAAAAGAGCATTCACAAAAAAAATCAGAACTGTTGAAAATTAGGTGGGCGACAGATTTAACTTTTAGAGAAAAAATGAGTGGCAAAAATCATCCAAGATTTGGTAAAGAAATCCCGGAACATATAAAATTAGCCTTACTAAAATCTCTAGTCGGAAACACTCATTTTAAAGGAAAGAAACATACAGAAATTGCTAAAAAGAAACTTTCTGATAAACACAAGGGTAAGAAAATATCCAAAGAACAAAAAGAAGCACATTCAAAATTAATGACTGGCAGAAAATTATCTTTAAAGCATAGAAACAATATTAGTCTTGGAAACATTGGTAGAAAACAGTCTGAACACCAAAAAAGTGCTGTTTCTTTAAAGAATTCAAAACTTTTCAATATAGAATTGATATCTCCTGATGGTAATGTTTTTGGACCAATCAAAAATTTGGCCAAATTTGCAAGAGATCATAATTTATCATCACAGAAACTTCATTTGTTAATAACAAAAAAAAGAAAAAGTCATAAAGGCTGGAAGTTGGTATACTAATGGGCGTTTCAACAGTAGATGAGAATGCGAGTTCTGACAGTACAGAATTTAAACCATTTGACGAATCAAGATCAAGTGAGTTAAAACTATCTGCGCATATTACTCTTGTAACTACTGGAAGCAATCCAGGTATGGATACCAGAGATATTGATGGATTCAGACAAGGTATCGAAATAACCAGAAACTCTCACAGATTTAAAGGATCTGGTGGTAAGATTTGGTCTGGAAACACTAACGGTTATACAGTCATAAGAACCGTTGGTCAATCTTTATCTTTTACTGACTATGAAGGCACAAAGATATTTGAAGAGACACAAACCTTTGACCCAATCACCTATATTAGTTCTTCTGAAGATGTTTGGTTTGATTCTACTATAGATGATCAACCAATTGGGAATAAAGAAGCTAACTTCCAGCCATTCACAATCAAGTCTAGAGATGGAAAGAATGCTGGTAATGATCCAGACGGTCTTCATGATATAAGAGGTGCTGTAGAAGATGGCAATCAACAATATGATGTTCTTAATGGATTTACATCACGAGTAGAACAGTTTATTTCGTTAGAAAGCAACTACATCGCACCATTCTTAGACAACTCAGGAAAGATATTGTCTGGTACTTTTGTTACTGCGTCCTATCTTAAAGCAAATGGTGTCTTGAATCAGACTAAAATGGTTGTTGCACCATTCGATGATCTTACAATAAACAAGTTTGCGAACTTGTTCTCTGGTTCAAATCATACTGACATAAGATTTGTTGTTACAATGAGTAATCTTGTTTTGTCTGGCAGTGACATAAATTATGATGAGGATATCAGAGAAAGACTTAATAGAAAATCTGCTACAGCAGGATATTCTGTGTATGGTCCAACTGCTGGACAAGAGGGTACAGACAGTATTGCGTTTAATGGTTGGATAAAAGGCAATTAAGGCTATCCAACAAAGGCATGAAACATATATTATGTAATTGACACAAAAAACAAAGTCAACTATTTAAAGCAATATGCCACGCAGCAATAAAAGATCAAGAATTAAAGGACTTCCACCGAAAGCACTATTGCAAGCAATGGATGCTCATTCGGGGTCTTTCCCAACCATATCACGAACTGTAACTGATAACAGGACTGGAAGATTTAATGTCCAGTTTGATGATACAAAGACAATAAATTTCACTTTACAAACTGGCTCACTCGGTGCTGGAGTTGGTCTTACACAATTAATCACTTGGTCTTTAGGTGGAAATACAATAAGTTCCTCTGCAACAACATACGTTAATTTTGGACAAGATATGTCTTCAAGTTTGACTGGCGTATTGCTTCTAAGAAAAGGAATTGCAGATACTCATTTATCTTTTGACAATCCAAATGGCCAGGCGTTTCAACCTTTCAAAGAAGATTCACACCAAGACACAAAGACATTGAGTGCGAATGTTTTTTATGCGTCAGGTTCTTCTGTTGATGAGATTGGTACAGAAGGGTTTGAATCTCCATTGTGGTCAAAAACAAAGATTGTTATTGATTTAACACCAAAAGTTGCTCATTCTGTTGCAATAAGAAATCACGTTTCTACAAGCAGAAACTACCCAATGGCATATTGGAACAATGATTTAAAGGTATGGGAAGGTATTGGCACTGGCAAAGAGTTTAGTCACGAAGATTATTTTTATACTTCTGGTACTGTTGCAACTTCAATTGTAACAAATGCTTATGAGAAGTTTTTTAAAGAACAAACCATTGGTTTTGGAGGAGGATTCCCAACTCCACTTTTTCGTATCGCAGATGTTGACACAAATAATGGTAACTTTCCACAAAATGCTGGTGCTCCTATAGATAATTTCATGTTTCCAGCCCATAACAAATATGCTGGTTCAAGTTCAAACTTGATAGACATGTCACAATATATAGATCAACCATTTGTCTTAGAAAAAATAGTCCTGGAAATTAGTTGCGGATATGAATCAAATCGTGCCTTTGGGTTTTGGACAACAGGTACACCCACAGAATCATTTTTGCCATATTACACCCCACCAGTACAAATTTGTAATTTTTTCATTCTTAATCAGTCAAATGGGCATAAACAAAACTTTTCCAGAGAAACAACAATTTATAGCGGATCAATAATAAGCAAACTAACACTTTCAGCAAGTACCGAAAGTGCTTACAGTAATTCTACCAGAGAATTAGTTACTTGGGCAGATGTTTGTCATGCTGCAACATATACAAACCCAGAATCTGTGTCAGATTATTTAGTACAAGATGGTTTTGCGTACATATACCCTGGTTCAATCACAGGAAATCGACTTGCAACTTATTATAGTAGAAATTTCACATATAATTTTACTGCTGTCGCTGGGGCTATTTTATTTGGTAATTTACTCGCTGCTGGAGTAATTGGGTCACAAGATAGAGAATTTAAAATGGGAAATTCTGGGTCTTATTCATATTTTACCTCAATTACTGATTACAAAGCCAAACATCCAGAATTTGATTCTGTTGCTGGCCATGATGGAACTTTAAGTGGCCAATATAACTCAGATATAACAAATATTGGTTATCAAGGTTGGAATCGTTTTCTGCAACTTAGCATGTCATGTAAGGCTCCTATTAAAAAACAAAATACTGGTGTTTTAACACTTTGGGATTATTATTTTGGGCAAGGTTCTACAACATCTGCTAGAAAAGTTACACACGGAGTAATGGCTGGAAATAACAATTCAGGAAGAGGTTTTAACAATAAACCAAGCGGCAGAGATTTTAAAAACAACATTAGAAATGCAGATGAAACACAGAAAAGTTCTTTTGATTTAACTTCTAGGGTTACATTTACTCATGGGCATACAGTTGGTGTGACACAGAGTATTAATGCTTATAAAGAACAACAAATCGTCAATCCATATTTGTTATTGCCAAGTGACAAACTTATATTTGGATGGCAGTTGCCAGTTGCTGATCTTTTTTGTGCATCCTCATTTCCGGTCGGCGGAGTAGATTACAATTTTGCTCACACACTTGGACCAGAAATGACATTTGCTCATGCTCCTGCCAAGATTACTCTTTATGGTTCTTATATCAAAGAAGGTAAAGAACACCACGACACACTTAATCAACTTCTTACTTCAAATGCTATTCACGAGATCATAGGATAAGCTTTAATGAACGATCAATATATACTTGCTTCTAATGGTGACTACTCTGGTTCATACACAGATGACATTTATGTTACAACCATGGTAAAACAAACAAACCTTAGTGAAGGTTTGTTGTTGCATCAAATTACTCATAGTTGGACTGATGGTGTTTCAAGAATTCCAGATGTGTTTTATACCTTTGATAACACTATTGCTGATAGTAACCCAATAGGCCGTGCTGTTGGTCTTAATCTTACCTTCTTTACATCAAGTACAGGAGCAACCCAATATGATCCGGGACCTCATCCCGGAATGAAAGCATATGCTTTTGATGGAAGAACAATTCTTTCTGGAGTTCTTTATAAGAAAGTGGGAGCAGTAGATACTGGTGCAGATACAGTTTTTGGTGGTAAATCAAAACAGTTTACCATAGAGTTTTTGATGAAACCAAAGTCAAGAACTAGAGAAGGATATGTGGAATCAAACTCCTCAAATTCTCCAAGATTAGATTGGGATGGAAATGGTTTCAAGGGCGTTGGAAGCATGTATGATTTGGTTACTGCTGATATAGGTTTTAGTTATGATGCAAACAGCAGAGGAATGTTTGGTATATTCTCAAGTAAGTCAAGCACACATAAAGATGTAACAGACGCTACTGGTGGAGCAAATAAGTTTTTTCCAAAATCTATCTTTTGTTATGGACACGACTTAATAGAACACCCAACCTTAAACACAATATCTTCATTACATGGATCAAGAACAACTGGGTATGTATATGATGACGGTGATTGGAAAACAAATGCTCAAGATGGCAGGTACAATTACACTGACAACAAATCTATTTGTTCTGTCAATGATTTTGATTCAAAAAGACCACAAACTTATTTATTAGACCAATGGCAGTATGTAGTAATAACAAGAGATACCTCTTCATATAAAGTTTATGTCAATGGTGAGTTGATAGATAAAATAGAGAACAAACCAATGACCATTAATGCTGGTCACATAGCATTATCTGGTTCAGAACTTCAAAATTATGCACCATACGCTAGTATTACTTTTGGTATTAATCCAGAAGTTCTTTGGAGAATACAAGCAGCACAAGATGTAATCAATGGTACTCCAGTATATTTTAGTAATCCAGCAGTAGAAACTGGACCTTATTCAAAACCATGGCATGCTAATATAGGCACAGCAAACTTGAATAGAAATGGTTGGCCGGGGATGTTGCGGAACATCTCAAGTTCTATAACAACATTATACGGTGAGTCTCAGGCAGCACAAGGATTGGATATTTTTGGAACATATCCTACCGACACAACACCTGGTGCCGGAATTGGACAAACTGGGCCTTCTCTTGATGCAGTTTTGGATACATTAATGTGGTCAGGCTCATTATCACATTGGAGATTATATCAGGGAGCTGCATTAGATGAAACATCAATTAAGAAAGCCTATGATAAAATTTTCGTTCCAACATACTCAACACAAAAGATAAAAATTGGAAGTAGAACTGATAATTCTTACCAAAACACAGTATTCCATGATCAATTTTCAAAAAGTGATGGAATGAATCAATCCCCATATTATTATGATCAGTGGAAAGCATCTTCTCAACTAAAAAACATAGAAATAAAACAATTGTCATTGTCACCAGATTTGACAAATGGGACACAAGATGTTTTATATTCTAGTATTATTGGAGCTTTGAGCAGCTCACAATATTTTGGCAAGAACAATAATTTTATAGGTTATGAAGATGTACAAGAAACATACTATGATTCTTTAGTCCCGGCTCCAGTAGATTATCATGAAGCAAATGGTGCACAAATTATTTTATTGCAATCTGGTTCAAAACCAAATTCAGATAAATTTGGAAGAGTACACTATTCTTCAAACACAGCGTTTGCTTTACCAATTGTTGGTAAAGGGTTACCAGACTCGTTTCTTAATGCAACTCCTGCTGCAGAAGTAAATACAAATTTAATTGTATCAGGTTCAACAACCTTATCAATTGGAGATGTTTTGTGGCCTTATTTTTTCCCATTTGAAGCAAAATACAAAGGTTTTAGTAGGTTAAAGAAACCGTCAAACAAATTAACAAAAAATTATACAGCCAAAATGGGAGATTCTGGTTCTGTGGGTGTTATATCTTGGATAACTGATTTTTATGGGTTTGGGGCAGCTAAGTCTAGCCAGGATGGAGTTTTAAATTCTCCTGTTAGTACAAACATTTTCTCAGGAATGCTTTTTAGAATATCCACCAAAACAGATAGACCAACTAGCAGTGATTTGTTTAATACAATCACAAACGCCGATTTTTCTCTAAATGACACTAAACAATTTATAAATAATGGAAATTTGGTTGGATTGGCCGGTTCTGGTTTGTGGAATAAAAATCTGTTAGTTCCACCAGATCTAGTAGATACATATAAAACTTATTATGGTGTTGGTAGAAAATATAATTTAATGTTTCATGGACTTGGAATGGGAAATGTTGAAAGAACAGACGCTCAAGTTTCACAAGAGTCAACTGGATCTTATTGCATGGACGGTGGACCAGGTTTTGCAGGATATACTGGAAAGACAGGGACATATTCATATTACGATACTGGTAACGGAGTTGTAAGTTTGATTAACAGTTCTATTTATGGAGTTGGAGCACAAGTTGCTGGTTGGAAATATGGTTTGTACAGTGCTATCCCAACCAAAAACAAAGTAATCTTCAGAAGAGATCATTTTGGACACATGAGAGACATGCTTGAACAAAGACCATTTACAAAATTTTCTTTGGAAGAAAAGAACACTACAACAGCAAGCCCAATAAAGATTAGATTTGTTGCTGACTCTCAAGCATCTCTTACAAGTAGTTTAGGATTAGATCCCAATGACAGTGGTATTTATCATTACGAATATGCTTCTGGCAAACCTTTCATAGAAAAGTAATAAACAATGAGCGGAATAATAAACAACAAATCTAGGGTATTTGATGTAATCCTTACCACGGAAGGTAAAAGACAAGTTGCCGAAGGCTCTTTGAGAGCTTCCTATTATTCCTTTACTGATTCTTCTACCATTTACAATAGAGATACGATAGAGTCTGGTAGTCTTACTGAGACACATAGGTTTGTTTTGGAAGCGGCAAATAGTCCATATGATCAAATAACCTTTGAATCTAGTGATGCTGGCTTGCTTACTGGTTTTCCTATATCTGGATCTGAGAAATACTCGTTCATTAATGGCAGAGTTTATTCTGGTTCACAAGAGAATAATAGTTCTCCAGTTACTGGTTCTCAATTCTCTACAGTTGTTGGAGGATTGTTATCAAGTTCAATAGATGCTTTCAAAAACCAACTAATATTGAAAAGTCCTGAAATTATTGATGACAGACCAATAAACTTTGTTATCAGTAATGGAAATGTAGAATTCACTATTACAAGCGATACGATTGGGAAAAATAAGGTTGGCACAGCAAGAGTAGACCACATTGAATCATTCTTCCAAGATAAAAGATTGAGTCATATTCCAAACTTTCAATTCTTACCTCCAGTAAATAAACCAAGCACAGGTGAGATTGTTGGTACTCCAATAGGAAACTATATCAACGTACAACAACAGAGAATAGAAACCCTAAAAGAACTAAAAGATGAATTGAAAACTTATGGAACTGACTATGAGAAGTCCATAAGCTTCCTTGAGACTTCTCAAGAAAACAATATGATTGGTCAAATGTTTGAGATAGCCAATGGAGAAGTTAGAAAATTAGATGTCATAGACTTTGGTAACTTTGAAGATAGCGGAGAACATGTATTTTTCGTTGGTAAAGTATTTATAGACGACTTAGAGACGCAAACCTTTGTCCACATGTTTACCTTAATCTTCTCAGGATCAAACAATGTCCATTAAAATCAAGCTTCCAAAACAGACTGACATTATTTCCATGCCAAGTGATCCTGCCATATTGCATGATATTACTAAAGATGGGTTTTATGTTTACAAAATCAAGTATCTGTTTGATCCAACCCATTGGGTTTTTGTCAAAAACGGCAAAAATAAACACATGCCATCAACTGTCGTTCTGAATGTATTAAGCACTGAACAAGTTGCTTCTGTTTCAAAGATATTTGACAGAAAGATAAAGCCCGAAGATATCGAAAAAGATTGGGCAAAAGAAATTACTCAACATGACTCAAAACAAAAAGAGTTAACGAGGCAATTAGAGAACAGTATACTTCTAAGTTACAAATCAGATTTTACAAAAAAGATTCCTAACAACCTTACAAAAGAAATAACAAAGGCAAACAATCTTACTGATAACAAAAAAATAGTATTGACCAAAAAAATGTCTAGTAAGACAGTTGCGGTGTCTGAGTTACACAAAGAAAAGGTGCACCCAAAACTTGATGTTAACAGAGATGTTGATTTGAGAGCGGTCAAACTCGGTATTAATCCAACTCTTTTTGATGACAGAAAAATAATGAAAATCAAAAAACAGTTATTGTACCATGGTGGATTTGATCCGGCAGCAGTGTTCGGTGCTCGAAGTCACAGTGTTATATCTTTAGGCAGAGCTGTCTCAGGTACATTGATGACAAAAAAGTCTTTTGGTAAACTTGTTAATTCTTCAAACATTACCGCAAAGAACTCACAAAAAACTATTGTAAAAGCAGCCTCATTATCACATCTAAATAAAATCAAACACGCAGCACATAAATTAAAGTCATTACAGAATATAGTTGCTAAGAGTCACGGCCATACAACCAACAATGATTTGAAATCGACAACAGATCTGTCAACAACAAAAAGCACTCCAATATACATAATGGAAGAATCACATCTCTTAGAGATAGTGGAAATGCTTTATATTCCTATTGACTTAATCACAGTAAAAGACTTTAGACTAAAATTTGAAGTAAGATCAGCAAAGGGAGCTTTATTCCAAAAGGAAGAAGTTATTGTCAAGCATGAAGACAACGTTGCTAACAAACTTGTTCCAGCATTAGCTCCAGATATTAAAATTTCATCTATAAACAAGCCAGGAAAGTTCTTAATTGAACTAACACAAAATGATGAAAATGCTCAATCCATACACCTTTATAGAAGAGTAATCCCACTTGATGAAGCAATAACAAATGCCAGGTATACATTCGTCAAGACTGTATCTTTAGAAAAGGGAGAACACCCAATTATAGTAGAAGATAACTTTGCAAGTATAAACCCAATAATTTATAGAGCAATTTCTGCCTCTTCTAATGGAAGTCTTGGAGGAGAGTTTGCAAGTTTAGTCCTGAATCAAACTAGAAGTAAGATGGCACAAAAGTCTTCATTGGTACGTAGACCAAGTTTTGTCTGTTTAACTACAAAGATAGTAAACAATAGAATTGAACTTAACGTTTCTAACATTCCATCGGAACCAATAGCACTAAAGATACAAAGAAGAGACCTTACTATACATGAGAAGGAATTCACCAATGTAACAGACATGATTTTATTGCATGATGGTAAAGAAAATGATATGACGGTTTATGATAACTTTGTTAAAGATGGTAGAATCTACGAATATAGTGTAAAACTATTATATGAAGATGGTTTTGAAGTGGTTGCTAATAATAATGTTATCGTCGAATATATTAATTTGTTGACCAACGTTGTTCATCTCCAAACAAGTGCTCCAGTAATAACAACAAGAGACAAAGATTTAGATGTCCAGTTTGCAATAACAAAAGAAGTCGTGCTTACCAACACAGACTACATAAAAGCCATGTTAAGAGAACAAGGTCTAAGTGATGAATTTCAAGCTGACATAACCGAAAATAAAGACAAGCTTCAGGATTTGTTCTTTGTTAGAATCGTTAGAACAAATTTGGAGACTGGTGAACAAGAAGATTTTGGCGTTATTGATTCAAACATGTTCTCTGACAATAAGTTTGGCTCAGTTAAGAGTGTCAAACCTCTTGAGTCTGGTATTAAATATCTATATTCGATTTACGCCCATGCAAGAGCAACTAACACTCTTCTATCAAACATGGAAACAACTGTCACCACGAGGGGTCTGACGAGCACCTACAAGCCTTCCAAGTGGAAACATCCGGTTACATTGAAGAGTGGTAATATAGTCACAGAAAACTCTATCAAGGCAAACTATGGCAAATCAGAGTTTACCCTTGGCAATGTAGTTGACATCAAATATGTTGAACTTGATCTAACACAAACAAAACCAGTTGTTACTACAGTGAAGACACATAATCTTGGTCCCAATTTTAATCTTATTGATTGGACTATAAGCGGCAATGCAAACAAGATAGATCATTTCATCATTACTCTTGATATGTCTGGTAATAAAACAATTGTCGGCAAATGTCACAACACTACTCAATCAAATAGTTTTCAGTTTGTTGATTTGTTGGATAATTTAGAAGTTGGATCAATGAAGTATGGTATAACGCCAGTCTATTACGACTACTCAACAGGTCAAGAAGTTTTTGCAGATGAGATACTTATTTAAGATTCAATCATCATGCAATTATGAATAAAAAAACACGACCAAAAACTAAGCTTCAGATAAATCCTGCTGTACAGCGTATTGCATCATCGACGATTAAAATACAGTCTGCGGTTAAGAACAGTGCGATCAAGAACAATTTGATCAAAACCAATGTTCTGACAAAACCAAATGTTGCTCAAGGACTTATCCGTAGTGCTATATCAGCAATTGGTCCAATAGCCATTTCTAGAGGAAGAAACAACGGCAAAAAGATTGATACAAGCGGTGACAGTTTTGATACTTCAGAACTTACAATAGCAAATGACAAGTTCCAACCAGCAGGAACATCTGATGGTATTTCTGTTCTAAGACCAGAGATATTGTCTCTGTTTAATTTTCATGCCATCTATTCTGGTGACTCCAGCAAAAGACAATTAAATTCATATGGCAAATTCATTGAATTGAATCATCAGGCTTCATATCTGCATAGAGATACAACAATAGAATTCTTCAAAAATCTTACAGATTCACTTGCGTCTGTCAATGTTGAAGATGATGCAAAAAAGAAGTTAACTGATATACAGTTTGCGAGCTCTAAAAACAACCTTGAGAATCTTTTGAAGATTCTGGCATATGAAATATATGTCGTTAATAGTCTCAATGCTATGGAAGATAAGTTTGACATAAAGAGTCTTAGTGATTATAGATTCAAGACTGACAACCATCTCACTGTCAAAGAAATCTTTACTCAGAAGATGGGATACACTCCAGATCAATACAACATGTTTACAAACAGTAAGGTCTATATGCAGATGGCAATAGATCTTAAGAACATGCTTGAAAATTACAGCTTCAATCTATTAAACATTACAGATGCAGACAGAAAAAAAGACAGTGATCCAACAAAACTGGATATCACATATTCCACAACAAATAATTTTAAGTTCAAAATCGAACAACTTAATGGCCAAAAACAATCTGTTAATGCATTAGAGAAAACTACTTTTGACAAGTTTGTGAACTCAATGCCAACGAACGCTACAAACAGAGTAAGAATTCTTCTTACCTTGATCAGTAAGGAGCTTAGAGTCTCCAAGGTGCTTGGCAACAAGAACATCTCCAAATTAATAAAAGATCTCTATAATGCTGGAGATGTTGGTAGTCCATTTGACAACATTATTGGCATACCTCAAGATAGTATTTTTAAAAGACCAAATGCACCAGAAACAAGTCTTGTTAGTTTAGCTTACATTGATGTAGATAAAAGTTTGAATGCCAACAAAAACTCAACTGCTAAAAACTATGTGTTGCCATTTGAAAAGAAGTATATTGATACTGTCGATAAATCTTCAACATACATCCCAGGTTCTTCTTATTTTATAGACAGCATATTCAACACCAACGGAGAAAGTCTAAACCTAGCTCCTCTTAATGCCTATGTTGATCAAGTTACCAATAATACAATGTTTGGTTCGGCTGTCATTAAAAATTTGTTAGAGTTACAAGATGAAATAAATCCATCTCCACTTAGACCAAAAGGCATGTATAACCTGCTTCTTACTTTTATGGCTTGGGCGCTCGGAGATTTGTCAAATTCAAGTCCGATAAGTCCACATCAACAATCTTCAATCATTCTAACTTCCATAATAAAACTTGCAAGTAAAGACAAGGAACTTAAGCATTTGTTGTTCCAATATTTTATCTTAGCTGGCATACACAATGATAACCAATCGGATTCTATTGGTGGTGATCTATGGGATGGAATAAAGACAGAAATTGCTGATTTGAGAAACATCCCATTCTTTAAAACTATTGATCCAAAAAACTTCATTCAAGACAGTTTTAATCCAAATGGTCTAATCCTTGATACTTTTTCTACAGATAGTTTAGATCTAACCTTTAAAAACAGTTACAGCACACAACTAGATTCATTGGCAAAGGCAATTGAAGCCAGAGTAGCAAAACTTACTTTAAACAAGAAAGTTATCTCTGTGCCGAATTCAACAGTAAACAGTGTGGTGAATGCACAATCTTATGTGGCAAAACAACATAAGTCAAAAGCCAATGGACATCTTGAAGGTACAGACATCACTCAAGGTCAAATTTCTACTGCATTGGCCAAATCATCTGATGCTATTGGTTTGATTAAGATGTTTTCTTCTTTCATAACAGAGATTAGCAAGCAAGCATCAATACAATCTGAAAAAGCCTTTATGATACCAGACAGTGCTGGCGGTGGTGGAAGAACACGTTTCAACTTCATTAGTCCTTCAGCCATGTTGTTGATGAATTTTGAACTTTTTTGCAGCTTTATAGAAAAGTATCTGACTGCTGAGTTTGTACCTTTAGAAAAGGGTTCTGGATTAATCGCAACATGGGACACTAAAATAAACTCAACCGTAATTGATGCATTCAAAGAAGTAATTGCCGATGCAGCTCCAGGTTCTAGTAAGAAGACTAATCCAACCATTGGAGACTTGCTTGTAGGTGCGCTGACACAATTTAATCACAATCCTCCCAAAAAAGACAGTTTGGAATATACCTTGTTGAACGAAATTCATGCCAACAAAGACAAACTAATAGAAGAAGACAATGTAGTTATTAGCATTGTTGATGCTTTTGAAGTTATATCTAAAGCAGCCAAAGAGGCAAAAGACTCTGCCAACAGTATGTTTACTGATGAAAAGATCAAACAAACATTACTTGATTTGAGTTATGCAAGAAAGATAGACACAACTACTGGAAAAAGATTGAACGGTACAAGTATGGATCATTTTTATTATCCATACACCTATGAAAAATTAAAGCAATTAAAAGACAAGCAACAACTTGATCTTAGTGTGAATTCTTACTTTAACATCTTGGAAAGATTTACACTGCCAGAAAACATTCAAAACCTAAATGAACTTTTTGATCTTAGTAATAAGAAAACAAGTATGGCTATGAACGTCGTCCATAAAGATGTTAAGAACGCAATGTATTCTTACCTTGCGTCAGAAGACCTTAGCGAAGTCAACAACAGTGCAAACACAAGAGTAAAAATATTGTCTGTTGGTATTCCAGCAGGATTCAAATCAAACCTTGTTGATAGATTTACTTACAAAAACATCTCTAAAACCAAAAAAGATCTCATTAAAGATAAACAGACTGATCTTATCAAAGTAAATGTTTACAAGAGAGAAACAAGGTATAGCGACATTCTATTCAAACCACAAACATTTCTTTTCGACATGAGTATGTTCCAATTACAAACAGGAATCATTGCAGCAAAACCTGCATTGACAGATGACTTCTCAAACATACTAAAAAAAATAGTATTAACTAACTACGATCCTTCCGACGGAACATTCAATGTTCTTGGAATCTCTATGTCTGAAAACAATTTACTAAATTCAACTGACATAAAGAAACTTGATCAATATAATCTTATATCTGATAAGTCCAAGGAAAAATTATTTAAAAACCATGTAGAGAGTTATTTGCTTGAGACGTACATAAACCTTATGACTGGTATTAAATTGAATGAAGAGACGTTTACGGTTGATTCTGACGCTACCATAGGTTTAAATGAAAGAAGACTTACAGCTCAGACATCTCGTTTTGACAAAAATTTTGAGACACTATTGTTAACATATATAACAGAAGTGTTGAAAGAAAAAGTACCAAATGGTTCAACCTTGGAATCCCTATTGGAAAACAATGATGTTAGTTCAAATGTAAAAGGCATAATAAGAACCATGGCTTTTGGTAATGAGTTATATACTCCAGGTACAGTACGTTCTAAAGTGTTGAATCGAAAGACTTTTGAAAAAGTGTTAAACATGAAGGTAAACATTGACAAGTTTGAAGTCAATGTTACAGATACAAATAAAACAGCTAGCGGAAAGGCTGCACTTGAACAAGCAAGAAGTCAAGGTCTATTGAGAATGGTAGAAGATAGAACATATTTTGTCAAAAGAGATGAAAATGATATTATACTTGAAGACTTGTTTGTTACAGTAGAAAATATAATCTAATGTCAACTACCCTACCATCTAAAAAAATTGTAATAGCAGACGCACCAGAGATTGGTGCATTTAAGGCTAAATTCGTCTACAATTATTTTGAGAAAGACGAAAGACAAAATGATTCTGGTCTGATCTCAAAAGAGTTTGTTACAAAGAGACCATCTGAAGGTTTTGATGCGCAGTTTGTCAATTCCAAAGCCTTTAATCGTTTCACTTCCAGATACATTCAGTTTGATTGGAAACCTAACCTTGAAACAGAATCCATCAAAGATGCCAATATTACAATAAAAGACAACATCAAGAAGGTTCACTTTGAACAAGACTTCCTTGGTGAAGATTATACAAGTTTGGTATTTCAAGATTCTGGCAAAGATGGAAAAATGCAATATTTTTTCAAAAGGTTGCTTCAACAACAAAAGAATCAACAAGATCCAAACGCAGCTGAAATTACAATACAACAATCTCCAATGGATGCTGTAAAAACTATGTTGGAAAAGACATCAGATGTTATTGAACCTTCACTTGTTTGTGATTCAATGATAAATCTTGAATCAGATGGCTATGTCTTTTTAGATAAGAACAACGATAAGATCACAACAGACTCTCTATTGAAAGAGATGGCCAACGTAAAAACATTTGGTCACATAAACAGCAAGTTCTTATGGACAATAATGAAATCTGCCTTGGAGGGGAATCTTAATGTGTTTGAAGATGAAGTTCTTGCTGCCAAAGACAAATACAAGCAGATAGAACAGAATGCTCAAAACGTATCTAATAACTCTGTTGTATCAAGTCAAGATTATGACATTGAAATTCAAGAGTATGTCGGAGAACCTAAAAAAGTAGAAACCAATGGTTATTCTCCAAAGAAACAAATTCTTGGTTACATTATTGACAAAACAGAAAAAGACATTAATGACAATGTTACTACCTGTGACCCAATTATCATTGAAAACCCAAACATTGCTACAACTATTGATTTGAAGGTAAAATATGGTTCAACGTATTACTATAGCATAAGAGCAATATATTACGTAGAGACACAAGCAGAAGAATCAGACACTGGTGAGTTGTACATCATCGCTCATCTTCTTTCTTCTAAGAGTTCTATAACAAGAGTTGTTCCATGTATTGAAACCGTGGCACCACCACCTCCAGCAGATTTTGATGTAAGATGGGATGCAAACAAAGCACAACTAGCATTAGAATGGAACTTCCCAATAAACCCTCAGAGAGACATTAAGAAATGGCAAATCTTCAGAAGGTCTTCTATTAAAGAAGCATTCCAGTTGATTAAGGTTTATGACTTTAATGATTCAACCATTGTTGCTGATGATGGGCAAACAGAATATCCAAGTCCGTATCTGATAGAAAAATTGGTTAATCCTCAAACTTTCTTTATTGATCATGAATTTGTCAAAAACAAATCTACTGGAGAATATCCAACTTTTATTTATGCAGTTTGTTCGGTGGATGCTCATGGGCATTCTTCAAACTATTCTATTCAGGTTGAGTGTACCTTTAACAGATTTAAGAACAAGCTGCTAAAGAAAATGGTATCTCATTCTGGTGCACCTAAACCATTCCCAAACTATTATTTGTTGATGGACACCTTTGTAGACGTAATGAGAACTTCCAGAAAGAACAACTCTGTGAAGGTAGTCTTCAGCCCAGAATATCTTAAGGTTGTTGATAACGAAAACAACGATTTGAGGCTTATCAAAACTGGGTTAAATGAGTCGTATAAGATAAACCTGATCAACCTTGATATTCAAGATCAGCAAAACATCGAAATCAACATAAAAGACATGAGATTGACTGAAGATAAGACCAAGGACAATCTGACAAAAGACAAAAAGACTGTGTTTAGAACAAAAAGAAGAATTAATAGATAGGTTGTTTAACAAACAACCTCTGACCAGCATCATATAGTCTATACCAGCATAATTCTTCTGCGTGTTGTTTCTCAGATAGTTGTCTATCATCCATGTTTGCTCGACACTTAAGTCTGTTATATCTATTCTCTCCATCTGTCCATTGCCAACCAGCAGTATCTTTTATTAATTTAAAACCCTTAGAAGGCAGGTGTAAACCAGTACCATATCGCAGATCAACCCAGTTGTGAACCTCTGTTATAGAGCCTGTTGGATAGCTTCTTTCAATATGTTTCAATAGTTTTGAAAAACCTCCGACGACTGTGAGATTTGTCTTTGTACAAAACCTTTCAACATTCAGAATTTGACCCTTCTTTTTATACGACATTAGACAAACAAGAACATTAGTTTTCAAATCGTAAAGACCAATATGTTTTGCCTTTATTGCTCCCATTAAATGGTTGTTGTATAAAAATTCATTCGCAATAGATTGTTCTACTGGCTTTATCGATGTTTTTCTTGCTTGTGTTTTGTTAACTGTTTTACCAAGGGCATTATTTACTATTGACTTTACAATCTGAGCCTTGTTATAGACCTCATCTTCATAAAACTGAAAGAGTCTAATACCTTTATCTTCAAATTCTTTTCTTGCTTTGAAATGGTAAGACTTATCTTTTTGTTTCTCTGAATGCCAATATAATCCGTCAACATTCACATATATTGATTCAGATAGTTTGAAGTCAGGTCTAAGCGCTCGACTCAAACATTCTGGCTTTTTATTATAATGTGGTATTTCAAACAAAGTCTCGGAAAATACTTCAAGTTTAGTTTTGTTTGATTTCCAATTTTCAAAAAAAACAGCCAAATCATTTGAGGATATATCTTTTCCTTTAAAGTTAGTGATTAAACTAGTGTATGATGGGGCACCTGTATCTTGTTTTCTAATCCAATCTTGCAAGTGTTCTCCAGTGTCTATAATAAACCTGTCAGATATTTTTTCACGCTTGATGACCTTCGTTTCTTTTAACTTTGAAATATTATCAACGCCATATTTTCTGATCAGAGTCTCTTTGATCTTATCTTTAACAGTCTCTGATTGAAATATTTGTTCAACCCCATACTTTTTTAAGTTTGTCTTTTTAACCTTTTTTTTGGTCTGCTCACCATGTAAAGAACAAACATTGCCATACTTTTCAATATTGGTTTTTGATCTATTATCTATGGCACGTTTTGGGTGACATGACATCTGACTAAACACACTTTTAGGTACAGCGAAAAAAAACTCGCCCTGGATTGCATCATAAAATTTACACTTATGTTTCCAACCAACAAAACCATCTTCACAAAGTTCTATGTCAAGTCTACCTTGTTCATCAAATCGTTTTTTGACAACCTCAAAGGTTAATTTTTCATTGTATTTTTTCGTCATATCAAACCATACCCGTTTCTAACATTGTCTATACATGAATCTAAATTTCATCCTATAATGATAACATAATTTTTTTACGCAACTATACTTAAATTACAACAAACATAAATAGGATATCAAATGGGATTTTTACAAGGAGATACGAATAATATTATTTTAGACGCCGTTCTAACTGACAAGGGTCGTGAATTGCTTGCCAAGAACGATGGATCATTTTCTATTGTTAAGTTTGCTCCTGGTGACGATGAGGTTGATTATACAATCATTAAGAAGTTTGGTAGAACTGTTGGTAAAGAGAAGATTGAAAAGAACACTCCAATATTTGAAGCCCTAACTAATGGTCAACTATCACAGAAACATAGACTTGTTAGCTTGTCAAACCCAAATCTAATAAGACTTCCTTCATTGTCATTTACTGGTGAAGGTGTAGATTCTACTAACAATCTTTTGGCTCTTGGTACAACCACAATCAAGACAAGACGTATCACAATCTCTCAACAAATTCAAGATGAAACAACAATAGACGTTGAATTGAGAGATCAGGCGTTTGTTGTTGAGATGTCAAATCTATTCTTACAGGTTGAAGACAACTCTCCAGACAGTATTGATGGAAATCAAAGATCAACTTATCTTTTGACAAGAGACTCTGGTGAAACATCTACTGGTGGTTCTAGATTGACCTTTACTCTCAGAACAAAGGCAATCACAGAATCTCAATATCAGATTTATGGTGCTCCATCCAATAAGAACATCATTAACACATTCGTTAGAATTTCTGGCATTCAAAGTGGTGCTGTGTTAGAATTCCAAGTACAAATTACAAAGTCTCAATAACATTTACTAATCAGAAGAGGAAAAAATGGCCGTATTTAAAGAGCTCGTCGCAGACGATGTAAAAACTCAGAAATCATATTTGAATCAATTAGTTGATATCAATAACTTGGATATTTCTGGTAGCACAACAAGAAAGAAATATCAAGTATATGTGACTGGCGGAGTTGGT